CATCAGGTTCTGCAAGGAAGGTAAAAAAGACCCCTACGAAACCTTCAGATACCAGCGAAAGTTTCAACATCGATTCGCTAAGAGCGGTGCCCTGGTTATCGTTGCACGCTCCCTCGAGTGCGTCTCAAATCCAATTGAAGAGTATTTACGACAAATTACGTACTTCGATGCCGCATATCTCGGAATCGAGTGTGATTCAGATGTCTGAGTACATCGCCAAGCTTAAAGCCCTTGGCGCACAGGTCAGTGTGGAATCCTACTCCTGAATAAAAAAATCTATCGGCCTGATTTTTCTGGAGATACTTCGCTGTACGTCAATGCCAGAAAGCCACTTCTGAAAGTCTCCAGTGGGAACAAGAATTTCAAACAGGAATTTTAATCGCGCAATGTAGCGTCTCCTGCGCTCTAGCTTAATACGCCACTTTTTTACTCGCCTTTTAGTCAAACAGCCCACCAGTGTAAAAAGTTTGGACAAGTGTAAAAAGTTTGGACACTTGACACAGTCACTGTCAAAAACATATACAACATGTCATGGAAATGCTTACTATCACTAGCGCTATTCTCCTCTTTATCGCCACTTCTGCGATCCTATGCCTGCTTGTCCATGTCAAAGCAAAATCTCAAATATCTATTGACTTGGCAAACAAATCATGCATCGAAGCAGCAAAAGCATTGGATGACTGCAAAAAGCTCATCGCAGCAATTCAAGAAGCACACAACGGACTTACAAAGCAGACAGCCGACACAGCCAGACAGCTCTCGGATGTTAAATTCTTTCTCGACGCGCAAAAGAAGAGATAATGCCAGCAGGCAGACCAACAAAATACAAGCCAGAATACTGTGAGATGATAGTGGAGCATATGGCCAAGGGGTACACTCTTGAGACCTTCGCTGCCACAATCGATACCTCTAAAAACACCATTTATGAGTGGGAAAAAGCACATCAAGAATTCCGTGACGCATGCGCGCGCGCGCGTATTAAATGTCAAATGATGTGGGAGACAGAAGGCATACACGGTCTTCACAACGGCATGAACAGCTCACACTGGGCGTTCAACATGAAGAATAGATTTGGCTGGAAGGATAAGATCGAGGTCGACCAACAGACTGCGATAACCGGATCTATTGGTGTTGACCTGGTGCAAATGACTGAAGGCGAAAAGATAAAGCTACTCAAGAAACAGGCAGAAGAATTAGAGAAGCTCAATGCTATTGACGTTGGATGACTCCCTAACCCTTTCGTCATCCATGCTCGCCGAAAAGAAAGCCAAGCTCTGGCAGGCAGGCTGTCTTGAGTGGAAGATGCATGCAGCTCAGCTCAAGATTTACAGAACACTGCGCTCTCTGCCTCCTACAGTCCGAAGACGTGTGATGGAATGCGCACGGGGTTTTGGGAAGTCATACCTTGAGGTGATGATGGCTCTCGAAGATTGCCTTAGGCCTCCCTTCAACTACCCTGTGAGAATCATAGGCCCAGAGCTTAAGCAATGCGTGGAAATCATCGCGCCAATCATGGACGTCATTTGTCGCGATGCGCCTCCAGGTCTCATCAAACGCATGAAGAGCGAGAACAAGTATCAAGTCGGCAACACGCAGCTGATACTTGGTGGGTTCAATCGAGACTACATCGACAAGCTGCGAGGCCAACGCGCCAAGGCTATCTATGGTGAGGAAGTGCGTGATGTGGACGCGGAGAAGTACTCCTACGGCATGAAGGATGTTCTGGCTCCCATGTGCCTGCATTCCCTTGGCGTCATCACAGAGCTCACGACAACACCGGCAGACGAAAGTCATCCTTTCTGCACTGACACAGTGCCTGAGGCAATGGTGAATGGCAGCTACTTTGTTTACAACATCTATGAGAATCCTATTCTCACAGAGGAACAAATTCAGGTCGCAATCAAAGAGTCAGGCGGAATAACCTCCCCAACATTCCGGCGGGAATACCTCTGCGAACGTGTTCGTGATGAAACGATTGTGGTTATCCCAAACTTCAACAGCAAGGTGCATGTCGCTGCGTTCGACAGACCGGAAAAGGCCTTCTATCAAGTCGTCATTGATATGGGCGGAGTGACAGACAAGACCTGTGCTGTGCTTGTTTATTACGACTATCACAAGTCAAAGAAGTGCTGCTGGGACGAGCGAGTGTTTGAGCCCAATACAAGCACCAAAGAGATAGTCAAAGCCGTCAGAGAGATGGAGACAGAGTTTCAAGTGGTGCGATATGCAGACGTGCCTGGACAGATTCAAGTCGACCTGCGAACAGAGCACGCCTTCGATATCTCCATTCCACCTAAAGAAGACTGGCAAGCCAACATCAACGGGCTCAATCTGTCTGTGGGCAATGATGAGTGGATTATTCACGAACGCTGCAAGTTTGTTCGTGCCTCTCTCGAGTCAGGCACGTTTAACGATAAACGCACAGACTTTAAACGCACACCAACGCTTGGACACTGCGATGGCATTGCCACAATGATGTACGCAAACCGCGTTATCAATAGACACAATCCGTATCCAAAGCACCACTACACTCCAATGAGTGAGACGCACTTCGAACGTCCGTATATTCCACCAACACCAGCAAATGCACCTAAGAAATTTGGAACATTTAAGGCGAGAAAACGATGAAAATCACCCTTCCACGTATCTTTGACTCATCACGTATGCTTGCGACAGAGGCTGGAAAGCAGGTGTCAGAGCTGATTGACTTCTGTCAGCAGGCTTTTGAACAGCTGATTAAGTTAACAAGAAACAACATCACCTTCGAAGACAACATCAAGTGTCAGGTTGTGACTGTGACACTTAGGCACAATGAGCAAACTGTGTTGGCGTCCACTTCGCGTATCAAGGGGATTATCCCAACGCGGGTGTTTGGCAACGCGCTTGCCTCCTACACTTGGAGCTATAACGACAAGTCGCAGCTTACCTTCACAGCAACGTTTGCAACGGCAACATCATCAGCAGTTAGTGTCACCTTAATACTTTTACAGGAGTGAATCATGGAAGAAACACAAGCGCCGGTTGAACAACCAACGGGCGAGGTAGAGCAACAGCAGGTACCAGACTTCAAAAGCACCAAGCACCGAGTCAAGATTGAAGGTGGCGAAAGTGAAGTCACCTACGAAGAGCTGCTGAACGGCTATCAAATGCGCCAAGCGAGCCAACGCAGGTTTGAGGAAGCAGCGCAACGGCAGAAGCAAGCTGAACAATTTTTTGACGCTATTAAAAAAGACCCCATCACTGCGATGAAGCAGCTTAATGTTGACTTCGACAGCGCTGCGGAAGCCTATTACGCAGAGAAACTCAAGCTTGAGATGATGGACCCGAAGGAACGAGCTCTGCTTGAAAAAGAGAAGGAGTTGTCGGAATATAAAAAGAAAGAAGCTGATTACAAAAAAGATTTAGAGACACGCGAAATTGCAGCACTGCAATCTCAAGCTCTCAAGGAAATCGACGTTGAAATTGGCGAAGTGCTGCGAAAGTCGGGGACGAAGTCATCCCCGAAGGTTGTGGCACGACTTGCGGAATTGATGCTTGCCTCTCTTGAGAAAGGCGAGCGAATGCCTGCAGACAAGGCCTATGCGAAGACCTACAGCGACCTCAAGGACGAGGTGATAACCTTTACAGGTTCACTTCCACCCGCAGAGCTCGTCAAGGTGCTTCCTAAGGAACAAGTCGACGCATTGCGCAAGTATTTTGTCAGTGAAGTGACAGACAACAAGCCCTTCACAGTGCGCCGCAATCAAACGCCTAGCGCAGTTAAGAAGTCAGAGCCTGTCAAAAACACGGACGAGTTTTTCAAACGACTTGAATCAAAATTTAACTCTTAAGGAAGTAACAAATGTCAAACTTAGTACTCAAAAGCGACTTGATGCAAAAGCGTCAATTCCCTTCGATCAAACTCTATTTCATCATCACAGGTGCAAAAGCAATTCGACTTGTCGGCTTGCAAAAAGGCGCTCCTGTTCTCACAGGTTTTGACGCTGCAGACTTGACCACAGCAAAAATCGACGCATTCCTTGCGCATGACGGCGGCAATCCTGCCGGTGATATCGCTGGTTCGACAATCTATGACGCAACAGCCATGGGAACAGACGCTTTCGGCGTAGTTGTTAACATGCAAGGCCAAGCTCAAAAGGCAGTGGCAATGAAGTACAAAGTTGTGACCACAGCTGGCGGAACACCTGGAGCTGTCGACGGTTTTGTTGAAGCTTCTGGCTCGGCTCTTCCCGCGACACTCACAGACGGTATCGCTGTTTCAGCTGCGGGCAATCTCTATTGCCGTCTTATCGCTGCAAACATCGACGCAGGCACTGCGGGATATGTTGAACTCGAACTCATCTACCAATCGAAATAATTAGGAGCTAAACCATGCAAGTAAGTAACAACGTTGCAGTCGAAACCTTTAAGAAAGTTTACGGCTCGGTCCGCGATCTTCAACCTGAAGACCAAATCTTGGCAAAGAAATTGCCCTTTGAATCCAAAGCAAAAGTTGGCGACAGCTACATTGAGGCTATGATTCTCACAGCTGAAACTGGCTGGACCCTTGGCGGTGCAGGATATGACGCTTTCGAAATTAACCCGGCTGTTGCTGGTGTTGTGAAGCAAACCAAAGTCGTGCCGTATGTTTCGGTGCTTCCTTCGGTTGTTCCTTGGGCAGTTATGAGCCGTTCGGCCGGAGCTGGTGAAAAGGCTTTCTTCGACGCTACAAAGCACATTGTTAAGAACAACCTCAAGTCTCACGGCAAGCTTTTGGAAATCATGCGCATTCACGGCCAAAGCGCTAAGCTTCTCGGTCGCGTCTCGTATGCAACGGCAACATATCGTGGCGTAAGCTTCACAGCTGGTACAGGGACACTTGTTTCTGACTACTTCGGATCTGTCGCCTTCACAAACGGCGTAAGCTATGACTCAACCAACAACGTTTCCTACGTGTTGCTTGCTCCTGGTAACTTCGCTGCTGGCATCTGGGTCGCAATGGAAGGCGCGGAAGTTGTTGAAGTCAACAGCTCTGGCGTTGAAGTCAATTCGGGCAAGCTCTTGGGCGTTGAGCCTGACCTCGGATTTATCAAGGTCTCTGGACAGTTCACAGCTGCTTCTAGCACAACCTCACACCGTCTGTGCTATCGCGGCATGGAAGGCCAAGGCGAGCTCCCTGGCATCATCAAAATTCTGTCGACAAGCGGTACGCTCTTTGAAGTGGACAACACCAAGTACAGCTTGTGGCAAGGTACTCGTTACGCGCTTGCAAACACCAAGCTTACAGACAGCGACTTGCAAAAAGCAGTCGGACGCGCTGTGAACCGTGGCGGACTTGACGGAGACGTGACAGTTCTCGTTAACCCACGTTCGTGGGCAACGCTCATGATTGACCAAGCGGCTAAGCGTAGCTACGATCATAGCTACTCACCTTCGGGAGCTGAAAACGGCTTTAATTCCATCACTTTCTACACTCAAACGGGTGGAAAGATGGAAGTCATGGCGCACCGCTGCATCATGGAAGGCGATGCGCTTGTTATTCACGAAGCAGACTGGAGCCGTTCGGGCTCGGCAGAGATCGGGTTCTCGATTCCTGGCATGGACAAGGAAGTCATCTTCCCTCTGGAAAACCAAGCCGGATACGCATTCCGCTCGTTTGCTGACCAGTACATCTTCTGTCACGCTCCTGCCCGCTCGGTGTACATCTCGGGAATCAATGACGAGGCATAACGACAGTCGCATGACGCACTAGCAAGCTCTCCCCGCTAGTGTTACCCTAATCGCATAAGTTTCTTTCAAACTGGTGCGATACCCTACGGGGCTCAAAACCTACATCCATTCGGTGTGGGTTTTTTGTTTTTTACGCGGAGAAAACATGCCTACACCTAGCGTTTACAATGGCGTCTCTTACAATCTTCCGGCTCCTGGTGAGATCAACTGGGGAACTGACGTCACGGCGTTCTTAGTTAGCCTCGCTGCAAATGCACCTGTGAAAGGTGCTATTGTCAACGCGGACATCAACGCAGCGGCTGCAATTCAGTATTCGAAACTTGCGCTCAGCAATTCCATTGTGAATGCGGACATCAACACCTCCGCTGCGATTGCTTACAGCAAGTTAAATCTTGCCACATCGATTGTGAACGCAGACATCAACGCAAGTGCCGCGATTGCCTACAGCAAGTTGAACCTCGCAACGTCAATTGTGAATGCAGACATCTCTGCGAGCGCCGCAATTGCCTATTCAAAGCTTAACCTAGGCACAAGCATCGTAAACGCAGACATCTCTGCAAGTGCAGCCATTGCCTACAGTAAGCTTGCCTTGACTGGCGCAATTTTAAACGCAGACCTTGCCGGCTCGATTGCCTACGGCAAGCTTAGTCTGTCTGGCTCGATTGTAAACTCTGACATCAGCGTCTCTGCGGCAATCGCTTACAGTAAGTTGGCTCTCACAGGCGCAATTGTTAATGCAGACTTGGCTGGAAGCATTGCCTACGGGAAGCTCAACCTCACGGGATCGATTGTTAACGCAGACGTGGCAGGAGCTGCGGCAATTCAGAGAAGCAAGCTTGACACAGGTTCTGTTGACCACGTTGTGATTAACAACGGACTAGGGGCCTTCTCGAGTGAGGCACAGCTGGCAATCTCCCGTGGCGGTTCTGGTCAGGCTACAGCAAACGCAGCTCTAAACGCGTTCTTACCTGCGCAATCTGGTAACAACGGACGAGTGTTAGGTACAGACGGCACAAACACATCTTGGGTCGCTGGTGGGGGTTCTAGTACTGGCATCAACTACGTTCTAAATTCAGACTTCGAAACAGGTGCCACAACGGGTTGGGCTGCATATGCAGACGCAGCTGGAACAACGCCAGTTGACGGCACAGGCGGAGCTCCAAACGTCACCATTGCAGCAAGCACGTCATCACCACTGCGTGGCACAAACAGCCTTCTGTTTACAAAAGACGCTGCAAACCGTCAGGGCCAAGGATTTAGCTACGACTTCACAATTGCAAGTGCAGACGTCTCGTGTCCTTTGCAAATCACAGTTGAACTTGAGGCCTCTGCAAACTATGTTGCCAGTGACATGGGTGTTTACGTATACGACGTAACCAACGCCACTTTAATCACACCAAGCCAAGTTAACATCCCTGCAGGTAAATCAAAGTTTATCGCAAATTTCAACGCTACAACAAGCACAAGCTATCGGCTGATTTTCCACGTTCAGACTTCTGCAAACGTTTCTGCCTACACTCTGAAAGCAGACACAGTTTCGGTTGGGCCAAGCATTCTTGCCGTTGGTCCTGCGGTGAGTGATTGGGTTTCTTACACGCCACAATGGAAAGTAGACTCGGGAACCGATCCTTCGATTGGTAACGGAACGATCACAGGTCAATATCGACGCGTTGGGGACTCAATAGAAGCAAGAATTAGAATTGTAACAGGAACGACCACGACTTACGGAAGCGGAGCCAGTGTATATTGGACGTTCGGATTACCCTCAGGATTAAATCAGGACACCACAAAATTAACTGCTAATGCGATAATAGGAAAAGCAAATGCAGTTATTAGCACACCGACATTTTTCTCTGGCGCTGTTCAGTATAACGCTTCTTTTGGTGCTGGTAGAGTATCTGTAACAAAGGACACTGGCGGATCTGACGCTGGTGGAGGTACGTGGTACAATGGCGGCGCGTTTACATTTACAGCATCGACAGCAAGCCAGACTTTAACACTTGAGTTTAGAACACCTATTGCAGAATGGTCCGGCTCCGGCAACGTGGTTAATGGTCCGAATGTTGAGTATGCGTACAACGTAAACACGGGCGGTGCCGCTGGTACGTCTTACACCACATCAACTGACTATCGAAATGGTCCTGAAGGAGCACTAATTGCTTCGATAAATTCAACAACAACAACAGGCGAAAGCAAAACAGTTTACAGATGTCAATTTCAGAGCCCTATTCAGCCTACCGATAAACTTTCTATTGAAATATCTCCGATAGCGGGTGAATGGCAGGACCCGTCTCATAGACTTCCTGCATCTACGGTTAAGGCTGTTTCTTATGGGATTATATTGGCTCCTGTATCTGGATCAAATACCCTAG